AGAAGAAGGCCGTATTCCGGACTCTCGCGACATTGCTCTTCATTTCCCCACAGTCCTCGTTCGCCATCGACACATTCAAGAAGTCCTTGAAGCAAGAGCTCCTCATCCGCAGCTCATTGCTAACCCTAATCCAAGACCTTGGCAACTTGAGTTAGAAGAACATCTTACAGACGACAGTCCTGATGATCGTATCGTTGAATTTTTTGTCGACGAAAATGGTGGTAAGGGAAAATCTTGGTTTCAACGCTTTATGATTATGAAATATCCGAATAAAGTCCAACTGCTTGCTCCTGCTAAACGTGATGATCTCGCTCTTAATATTGATCCTCAGAAATCGATTTTTCTGATGAATGTACCGAAGACTCAGATGGAGTTTCTCCAGTATTCGATCCTAGAGCAACTCAAGGACCGTACGGTTTTTTCTCCGAAATACATGTCGAAGATGAAGATTCTTCAGCATGCTTGTCACGTAGTAGTTTTTTCTAATGAACATCCAGATATGAATAAGATGTCGGCTGATAGATATAAAGTAACTATTCTAGATTAACACATATATCGTAACGGTCCAAGGACGAAGGCTCGGAGCACGGCCGTCAGGCCGCGCGGACGAGCGAGTTCACTGCGTCGCAGACCCCTACGGAGGTTAGGGTAAAGGCGCATATTTTACGGGTCTCTGAAGTATAGTACATGTCTATGCTGCGCAAGCAGCACATTGGTCGTTGTAGAAAAGGCTTGACCTTCCGCATTATGCGGTACAACACCGAAGTGGATATCGTAATCCTGATTATAGTTTCCTTCCAGTGTATAATTGAATTTCATCACCTTCTTGAAGGGGATCCATACCTTAATACTTCTCTGTTCAGTACCCATGGTTTCATTTTGCGGCGTTAAGAAGACCCGCATTCTTTTGAGAATAACCGTGTTCAGATTTCCGATAGTCTGGATCATACGTGCGAAGTAACTCGTAGGATCTCCTATAGCTGTAATATTTTCGAACTGTGTCTCCTTGAAGATTGATTGAGTATTTGTAACATCCCTCTTCTTGTAGAACCAAATAAGATCTACAAACATAGGTTGCGCTGTGCTTTGATTACGAATGAGCACATGTGAAGCAATACCGGTGGTTATAATGGTTTGTCCAAGACGTGATATCTTGGAACGGAGGCCTTCTTCTCCGCTTGAACCTTGATTCAAATCCGGGACTCGACAGATTGCGGTCGTGTCTAGCTGTTGGTCATTAATGAGCTCGTCAGTCGTAGTGGTCTGATGACGTTTGCTTTCGTTTGCTCTTAAGGCCGCGCGGCGTACGCGCGTACCCCATGAACTCTTCTTTCGATAAGTACGACGTCGAGTGCGCATAATCCGGCGTCTGTACGTCTTTCTGTAAGCGAACTTTGCTCTTGGAAGAATCTTTCGGCGCTTGGCGCCGTACTTTTGAACAAACATGTTATCCCAAGCACTCCAAGTGCGTGTATCTCCTGATCCGATGTATTTATTAATGCCGTCTCCTACAAGTCCGGCACCTCTAGCTGCGAAGAATCTAGCTGGTCCTGTGGCGCCACCTATACCTGACGCAACAAGGTCGTCTTCGATGAACTTCACGATCGGTCGTGTGTAATTGTGTTTCATGTCACAAGTGTGAGTCTTGGACTTCCGGGTATTGACTCACGCGGGTCCACCACGTAGAAATCCTACGTGAAAAAAGAGGGCAGGTTCAGTATTACCCTGCCCTCTTTGTATTCGTCTTCCACTTTTTTTATCACCATGCCTGCCGCCATCGTCTCTCGTCGTTATGTCTTTACGCTTAACAATCCCACCGACGCTGATCGCCTCCGGATCGCTTCCGCCTTCACCGACCCCGATTCCCACGTGGTCTACCTTATCGTTGGGAGAGAAACAGGCGCTTCTGGCACTCCTCACCTTCAAGGATTCGTCATCTTTAATCGCCCAACATCTCTCGCGGCTGCCCGCAACGTTATCGGACTCACAGCTCATCTTGAGTGTGCTCGCGGTACTTCCGCACAAGCCACCGAGTACTGCAAGAAAGACGGTGACTATGATGAATACGGAACCCTTCCTGGACCTCAGGGCAAGACGAATTATCTTGATGATTTCTTCCAGTGGGCTGACTCGTTCCGCGAAGAAGAAGGCCGTATTCCGGACTCTCGCGACATTGCTCTTCATTTCCCCACAGTCCTCGTTCGCCATCGACACATTCAAGAAGTCCTTGAAGCAAGAGCTCCTCATCCGCAGCTCATTGCT